AACTGGTGCTTCTGTTTCAAATCACCCTTCAAAGATTTTAGAACTTTTTGATGGAATAGGAACTTTTGAAAGCACAGCCGCCGCATCAAATACTCAATTATTTAATAAAGCATGGCTACCAGTTTTCTTAGATAGATTTTCAATTGAAGATGGAACTTCTTTGGCTGATTCTGGAATGGTTGGTGCTTCAATTACAGGGGCAACAATGTATAGCGATACTGCTGACCCTGATTTATCAATTATAGGATATGCTTTAAGTGATAGATTTGCAGACAAAGAAACAAACGAATCAGCAAAGACAGTTTCGGGAGGAACATTAGATTACAATAAGTTTGCTGATGGAGTTATGTTAGCATTTAAACCAAGATTAAAAATAAATGTGAGTTACTTAAACAGCACAGATGCCGCTACTGGTAATACTACTATCAAAAGATACTTTATTCCTGCTTCGGGAGAACATACATGGCTAAAGTTTGTCAATTTAACAGGAACTTATTTAGCATCTTCAATTGGTTCATATGTTGCTAATGATGGAACAGTTGGTAGTTTAGCGGCTGATAATACAAAGAGCCTTTTTGAGTCTGTTCCGACAACACTTGCATATGTTATTTCACACGAAATAGATAGAAGTAATGGCACTGAAACTCACATTATAGTAACCGATAGAACATTAGCCACAGACCATTACAGAATCTTACAACCCAATCATACTTGCACATATGAGTTCTCTCCAAAGAATATTTCACTAAATACTTTATCTTCAGAATATACTAAAAAACCATATGAAGATTCTATGTATGAAGGAATAAACGCCTATCAATTACAAAATGCTATGGGAGATAGAGACTTACAAGGAAATAATGAAGGTATTCTTTCTATGTATGTTGCAGTAGATATAGAAAATCTTTCATCAGCACAAGAAACTGTTGTTAAGGTTGGTGCATTAGATACAATGTTATTAGATAAAGGTGGTAGATATTGTATGAGTGATGGACAGACTACTTACGCTACTGACTTAAGTTACAATTCTAATTCTTCAATAGGAAAAGAATTAACTTTGAGTGAAATGAAAGAGACTCTTGGAGTAGTTTCTATTTCGGAGATTACTTCATTAACTATTGGTGGAGAATCACCTATTGATACTGCTTCTAAAAGGGCTATGATTGGTTCTGTTGTAAGTATTTGTAATGAAGCAGAAGATATTATAGAAGAACTATTAGAAGAACAAGATACTTCTTTTGCTATTACAAGAGAGGACTACCCTCTATTTGTAGCACCTAATTTTGACGGTATTAGTTTATTCCAAGCAATAAACTTTTTACTACAAAAGAAAGATAAAACTCTAATACAAACAGAAGATACTTTTACAATTAAAAACAAAGAGAGTTCTGACTTCTATACTAATTTGCTTATTAGTGATAATGGAGATATTCGTATTTATGAGTATCAAGTATTGGATAGCACATTTGATGAATATAATGAAATTATAGTTCATGGAAAATCTCATAAGTCTAAGAGACAAGATTTAAGAAGTGTGAAAAAAATAGGCAGAAAATCATTGAAAGTCTTTGAAAGGAAACTATCTACTCAAGAAGAAGTAGATACAAGAGCAAAAGAATTACTTAGACTGCATAAAGCAGATAATAAGAAACTTAAAATTAAAGTTGGACATGCTAATATTAGTCAAATTAAAGTCGGAGATATTGTAGATGTCGAAATAAAACAAGAAAACATTCCTAGAAATCAATATTTAGTTTTGGAAATAACTCATTCTATTACAGGGCTAATGGAATTAGAATTAGGAAAATACACTACTAATATGGAAGATAGATTTTCCGAACTTTCTATTGATGTAGATACTGCCCAAACTCAACAAAACAATACAAGTAATGAATTAAATATTGGTCTTGGCTTTTTAGAAACCATTAAAATTAAACCATTACGACTATTAGTTCGTAAAAGAGCAACAACAGGTTCAATGACGCTTGGTTTCACGACAGCGTTAAATACCGGAACCGCACCACTTGGATTTACAGGTGGGGCTTCAATCGTCTATACTGACTTAGTGGAGGAAGAATTTTGATAACTGACCTATTACGAAACAAACTTGCAGAATACATAGTAGCAATAGTAAATGATGCTGATGCCGAAGGAGATGTAGGATTAGGTGGTAATTCAACAAGTCCTGCCTCAACTGCTTTAGATGTGCCATTAAGCATATCTACTTCTCAATATGTAGCGACTCGTTCCGATGATAATGTAATAGAAATTAAATTATCCGTAGAAGGTGCAAATATTACAGGAAAAGTTATTAGAGAAGCAAGTTTTGGGGCAAATGAAAATAATTTTTTAAGTGACGGAACTGATGATATTATGATTTCAAGAGTTAATTTTTCAGGTGTCGGCCCGTTTGCATCTAATGAAATATTAGAAATCTTTTTGATGATAGAGGTGGAATAAGATGGTAGAAAATAACCCGCATAAAATTTCAACAATGGGAACTGGTAGTTCTTTAGCAGCAATTACAGACGCTTCGGATTTTCCCCATACAGGTTTAATTAAAGGTCTTTCTCAATTAGCAAGACAGAACATTGTAGTAAGAAACAATTCTAATGATTTTGATATAACTCAAGCATCTAGTGGTAATGTAGTTCAAGTAAGTGCAGGAACTTATTTACGAGATGGTAAGTTATTTACTGCGAGTGCGGCTAATTTTACTATTGGCACAACAAGTAATGATACTAGTTTATTAGCCCACTCTCAATTTGATAAAGGTTATCATTTACTTGTAGTAAATTCTTCAAATGCAATAAAAATGAGACAACCAACAGTAGCAAATAAAGTTCCCGATTATACTTCAGGCGATACTATTATTGCAGTTATTGAAATATCTTCAACTACTAGTGATGGAAGTCGTAATGTTCAATTTCTAACCACAGATAAAGCCGCAAATAGTTTAAGTATTGCATATGATAATTCTAATGTTTATACAGAAACTATGTCTGTAATTGGAGATGGAGATAGAACCACATTCAAAAATAAAATTGCTAATGCTGATATTAGATTTGTATTAGCGGATAATACTGCTGATGAAAAGTTTGAGATTTTAACTGATGATGATTCCGACGGAGATGAAGGAGATACTTCGGTTTTCTCTGTTGATGGATTAGGTGCAATAGCCGCAGGTAATTTAACATACGACCAAGATGATATGGTTTTATCAAGTGCCGCCGCACAATTACAAGTAAAAGACACAACTAATAATTACGCTGTTACTATAAAAGGCGGTGGTGGCCCAAGAATACAAATGGGAGATACTGATTCTTCTGTTGATACTTTTATGGATATTGGCGCATATGGTGGAATAAATAATATTGATACCCAATCAAGAGATTTTAAGATTCATGGGGGAACACATGCTACTCATTTTTATATTGATGAATCTGCCGCTAATGTAGGTATTGGAGTTGCACCTATTACTAATTCTAAATTAACAGTAGAAGGCGTTTTGGCCCTTGATGAAGTTTCAGCACCAACAAATACTGCTGATTACGGGCAATTGTATGCTAATGCTGATAATGACTTACATTACATGGATGGGGCTGGAACTGATACTGTTTTGCTAAAAGGCGGAAAACATTCTATTTGGATTCCCGCCGAAGCAATTAGTCCAAGAAGTAATGCTGGTTGTGCTGATTTAACTTTAACTGCCGCCGCTACAAATGGAAGGCCGGATATTAGAGGATTAGCATTTGATGGTGCAACAAGAGAACATGCTCAATTTACAATTGCTATGCCTAAAATGTGGAATGGTGGAACGGTTACTGCAAGATTTTATTGGACTACTATTGCATCAGGGTCAGGTAATGTAATGTGGGGTATTCGGGGAGTTTCTTTATCAAATGATGATGCAATTGATACTGCATTTGGTAGTTTGGCAGTAACAGCACCGGATGGAGTTATTGCGACAAAAGATGTTCATATTACAGATGAAACAGGAAATTGCACTATTGCTGGTTCACCTGCCGCATTAGACATTTGTTGCTTTCAAGTAGTTAGAGAAAGCGACCAATCAAATGATACATTAAACGGAGTTGATTGCGTATTGCTTGGAGTTAAATTATTTTATACTATTGACAAGGGTAATGATGCTTAATGTTTGGTAGAACAGTAAATGGCTTTGGCTCATATGCGAGTCGTGGAGAACCCGATGTTTCAAATGTTTTAATTGAAGACGAAAACGGAAATGACAACAGTTTTACTAAAGTAGAAAACTCAAGCGGTTCTAATGCTACCACACATAATAATGCTTTTACTAATCCTGTTGAATTAGTTGGCGGAGTTTCGGGAGGATATACTATGACTTTAAAGTTAAACTCATCTTTTACAGGTAATGCGGCTTCTTTTGCTTGGTCTATTACAGAAGTAGATGACCCGTTGAACATTGTTTCTATTTCAACAACAAGTGCTAGTTCTGCTGATTTTGATGCAGTATTTACTATTTCGGCGGCGGCGGCTCAAGGGCAACCTCCTGTTAATTACACTTTTGCACTGGCTGTAACAGGAACAAATGGTAATACTATTACTACCACATATACTAATGTTTTAATGATAGTTCCGTGATTACTATGTCTAAAGGAGAATTAATTAGAAATATAGGCATTGCTATTATTGTAATTACTTATCCTTTGTCAATGTATTTCGGTCATATTATTTATTGCGAATTATGTTAATTGGCGAGCGTGACAGGAATCGAACCCGTATCTTCGGCTTAGAAGGCCAAAATGCTATCCATTACACCACACGCTCAATAAAAAATGAAGAAAACTATTAAGTTGTTTTTGCGAAAAAAAATCCATAAAAAAAGGGGACAGGCTGACCCGAAGGCCAACCTATCCCAATTTAATTTTATTGTGTCTTTACGCTCCAAATAGCAAAACACTCTCTACATTCCCATAGTTTAACTTGGTCGCTAGAACCAACATAAAAACCTAATATACGCTTCGCAAGAGTCTTTTCTCCGCAACTCTTACAAGTTTGCTTTAAACTCATTTTTGCTCGCCTTCTTTATTATCCCCAAGTAATCGCTTAATATACTCATCAACACTTTGTTCAGTGATATTAGAACCACCAAACGCTGCGAAGAATAGCAACGAAACGATTATTAGAAAAATAAATAGGCCAATCCATTCTGTTGTAGACATTACCAATCAACTCCTAAATCCATAAACTCTTCTTTCTCAATAGAAAATGCTTTTACAATACCATTCTCTTTTCCATATCCCCACAAATCATATACTAATTGCGTGTCTTTCATACAATATTCTACTACTTCATCATATTTTCCCATTTTCCATAACTTAGGAGCATCTGCACTATCCATAAGTTTAGCGTCATCCATAGTGCATTTAACTAAGTTTTTCAATTGAAACCTTTCACCGTGTCCTTTGAGTAAATCCTTGCTTGTATCAATATACTGTTCTTCATTCAAATACTTATGAATGCAATAAATATCCATTGAATCTCTAAGTATTGGTAAATCAAACGCTACTATATTATGTCCGAGCAATTGTCCTCCTTTTTGAAAGTGGTCGTCTAAATCATATTTAAGTTCTTGTAGGGATTTAACCACATGTCCACTTTTTGCGAAAGTATCTACTGGTTCATCAACATAAACCGTTCCCGTGTTTCCATCCCAAGTAGCGACAGTTGAAACTTGAAACATATGAGTATTGGCAAATCCGCCAATCTCATGAGACATGTTCTTTGTTTCAATATCTAAGGCTAATACCGACATAAACATCACGAGCCATTAGACCAAAGTTTTGAAATCTTTGCACTTTCTTCATCAACGGGTTCTTCTCCGCCGATTCTTCGGCTTAAAAAGGCGACAATACTTGTTCCTGCTACTGATAGCATGGTAACAGGAAACCACCCTTCATCACCGTAAGTATCTAATGTTTCAATTATTACTTTAGGCCCTTTTGTTATGTCAAAGATGACATATGTATTTTCGTATTTCATTTTTTCACTTCCTTTAATTTAATGTAATTTGATTTGCTTATCTTTGTATGCTCGAAATTTTGCTGGACTTTATCCTTAAAAATTAAGTTGGTTTGAGAGTTTGACTTCTTTATTACTTTACACATTTGAGCAATATACAACTTTCGATTAACCCAACCATCATCTGTTTTTTTAGCCATCTCTTCGTATTTCTCTTTAAATGGCTTTGTATTGAAAATCGGAGAAGTCATGCGCTTCTCCTTTAGGCTCCGTTCAAGCCATTCTACCAGTGACATATAACATTGTCGGGTGATAGCCCCTGCCTGTCTAACATTTTGACCCGTCACTTCAAACCTCTTTGATTTATCTTTAATGTAAGGTGCTTGAGCAACTGCACACAATACGGCTAATTTACAAGTAATTATGTATAGTCTGTTAATAAACAAGTTTGCTACCTCTCTTACAAACAATCCACAATCGTTAATATAACCAACCATGTTCTCATATTCTAAATCCAATAAGTCATTAGCGGAATCCGTATAAGTCATCATAGTGCATTTAGTTTCAATCTCTGATTTACCATCTTTCTTTTTTTCTTCATATCTCTCTAATACCAATTCATACATTTTCATAAACTCATCCGAAAACTTATCCATTGGGCCTTGTCGGTCTTTGAACTTACCAAACTTAGCAATCTTTTTCTTTCGTATATTATGTTGGATTGCTTCGGGAACTTCTCGAATATAACAAAGCATTCTTTGAAGTAATCCTGTTTCTGTCATAATTCTGTTTAGTTCAGTTGGAGGATAAGTCATAGCCAATACAGAACGCTCTCCAAATGTCTCAACAATATCTCCTTCTTTCAGTTGCTTTTTCATTACCCAAGAATCACCGTGTAGTGTATTTAACATAGTATTTAGAAATACAACCATATCTACTTGATGAGAATTAGGGCTAAAAATACCAGACCGTTCAAACTCATCCCAATGTGCTAAACCACTTCCTTCTAAAGCACCATCCATTTTAACATTAATCTTCTTTCCGGTTGAACGAGAGCGACCGTTATCATCAGTTTCCATTTCCTCTTGTATTGCATTATGCCCAACAAGTGCGGCTGATGTTGCTACTTGAACAGAAAACACATCAAACTTCTTTCTTGCATAGTGCAATATAGGATTACCGTCAGCGTCTTTTTCAATGTTACCCTGTGCGTCTTTTACAGGAACTTGTTTATTCAAATTAAAAGGATGCTTTTGTTTTGCATTTATCTTCTCAAATACGCTTCTTGCGATAGGCTGAACAAAATTAGATAATACTGTTTTACCTGTTCCAGAAGTTTGTATATGTAGAAAATGTATTCTACTGTCTTCATATTCTTCTTCAAAGGGTATTGCAATAAAATCTTTACATATCTGCCCAAGTATTGTAAAGAAACTACAAACAGCAGGAGTTTCATTATAGTGCGATATATTCATCGCTGACTTTTGAAACTGCTGAACAACAGCCGGAAGGCTTTGTTTAAAAACAGCACTCGCTTGTTTATAATCCTCAAAGATTTCATTTTCATATTCTTCATCATATTCATCATTCATATTTTCACCTTCTTTTCTGAGTTTAAAGTATTTAGAATGCGAGAGGCTAATACTAAGCCAATGCCTTCAAGGAACTGTAATTCCTCTTCTGTTTGTTCTCCTATTTCCATAACGGAACCATACTCTTTAATCAAGAGTTTGGCTTTCTTTATTGATACACCTTTGATACTTGTAAGAACATCAAGTCTCAAATCATCGGTAGTAACCCTTTTGAATACTTCGGGTCGTATTACATCTCTTTGTATCGGTTTCATTTTACATATTGCAGTAATAATTAAAGATGCTTCTTCTTCTGTTGGAACCCAAAAAGCCTTTACATCAGTATCTAATGTAATTCTTCCTATTGCACCCAAAAACTTATTATTTAACATAATACTTCTTGCAGGTTCTTGTATGTTGGCCTTTGAATACTTCTTGGTATTGAAGATGGCTTCTTCAATAGTGCCATAGATAATAACTACATTTGTTTTGTAATGCCTATCCATGTTGTCTATTTGAGTCCAAAGTCTTTTACTTATTACTGAACCTAAGAAGTCAGTTGTTGATTTTGCTTCAAAACAAACATCATCAAATACATAATCTCCTATTTCAAGCCACTTCTTTTCTGTTTGAATATTAAGGGCCTTCGCTTTACTCTCCACCAGTTTTACCAGTTTCGAGCCTTCTTTTTCTCTACTGTCTATAATTAACATGTTATTCCTCCTTATCTAAAAAGGTCGGGTATCGCCAACACTTCCCCACGCAATACCCATCGGGGATTAGCACAGTTTTACAATGTGGTGTTTTGTAATTACCAAATACTGTAAATCGTGCATGTTTTCTTGTTTCATATTCATTCCAGTCTAGCCATATTCCTTCATTCTTTTTTACTAAGTCTTTTATTTCTGATACTATTATATCTAATACTTGTTGCTTTTGTTCTGTTGTTGTTAATTTTCTTCTTTGGGTTAATAAATCTCTATACCAAGAAACAAGGTATGCTCTTGCCATATGAGAAGGATTCTCTACCATGATAGCATTATGCAAACATGGCAGTATTGGTAATTTTCCAGTATATTGAGGCACTGAAACCTCGCCTCCAACCTCTTCAATGGGGGGCGCATCGGGAAACTTGACCTTCTTTTTGCCACCTTTTCGGAAAGGAATAAGCCTCTTACTTGATGCTAAAGAGAGAATGCGGCTTATGTCTTTTGAAAGGTCTTCTTCAAGTAAAGGTATGCAATAGTAAGGATTACCGTTACTATCAGCCGAAGCCATATTTACAGTATTTGGCACTCTTCTTAGACGAGTCTTTTGTCCGACCCTATCATCAAGAGTGATGTCATTACCTACCTTTGAAATCAAATATGATTTTATCTCTCTAAAAAAATATTGAATACTTCTCATTTCTTCTACTATTTCTCCAAAAATAAACATATGAAAACCACGACCTGAGAAAAATAATGTATATTCAAATTCTTGTTCTAATACCAATTCCATTATTACTTTAACATCCCTAAAGGCTTTTTCAATTCTCTCTCCGTGTGCATCAAAATCAAGAAAGATTCTATCTAATACTACTGAGGAGTCTATTTTTGCAGTTTCCGAAAAATGTTCAAAATCATATACTGTTGTATATACATTAGTTCTATTATTTTGAACCGTAATAAACTCGGCATATTCATCTCTCGTCAAGACTACTCTTCTTTTCATTTGTGGTGCGTTCTTTATGTGACTTCCCGCCCACACTTCTCTCGGATATTTCATTTTCATTCCCCTTAAAATCTACTGTTGCTGTATTTAGCATATTTCTAATTACTCCGGCTATTTCACCGGAGAGTTTAATTTTTATTGCATCCCGCATTACATCTTCAAATGTGTGGCCTACGAAACCCTCATTTATTTTTACTTCTCGAATAAGTTCAAATCTTTCAATAAGTTTTGATTCGCTATATATTTCATTACATAAAGATTCAATCGTATTTTTGAGATTTGATATTTCAGTAAATGTCCAAGACTTTGCTAAAACTTTTAGTTTAATCATTTCATCATTCATATTTTATCGCCTCAAATCTATTCAACAAGGCTTCCGCATATCCTTTAATATCATCATCATGTCTGCCAAGATGTAGTAAAATTGTTATTGCATCTTGAGCAACTTTATGTATATCATCCATTTAATCACACCCATGTATCTTCTTGCGCCGCATCACATATTCCAAAGAAACTACAAAAAGAACAAGTCTTGTAGAAAAACTTTGTAGGGAATTGCTTACGCTCATATGCCCAAATCAACTTTGCTATATTATTCATAACAGAAGTCATTGAACGAGTCTTTACAGGTTGAGCAAAGACATAGTTTGAAACAGGATAATACCAACCCCAATGAGTTACAGGAACATTAGGTTGTAGGCCATTCTTAATCAATACTTCATCTTCAGCATTTTCAATAAGTAATTGATAGAAAGCCATTTCTTTTCGCATCATTGTTGCTTTATAATCTTTCCACGCACCTGTTTTAAACTCAAAAGGAACATATCCTCCATTTTCCATAAATATCCGGTCAATAATTCCTTGAATGTGAATCTTGTAATCTCTCTTTAATGGAAACTTAGGGTTAATGTTTTTCGCTATTGTTATTTCTGCATCGAACATTCCCTCGTTACATACAGGTAAGTATTCTTCTGTCTTATTTTCTGCCCTTGATTCTAAGTAGCGGTTTGTTTCAAACGATGCTATGTTCAAAGAAATATCATAGTATTCATCAATGGGTGTCATTTCTGTAATATATTCTCCGACTTCATCAGCCGTCATTGTTTCTGCCTTTTTAATATCAAAGTCATTAAAAAAGTCCTCTCTATGATTATGTAGGACAGTTCCCTTACGCATAGCCTCCGTTTGGTCTTGAGGCAATCTTTGAATGTATGAAAAGTCATACTTTTTATTGCACCAGTCAAAACTCCCAAGAGAAGACTTAGTTATTTTTAGTATGGGCATCGAAGGGTCATCGTAATTCTCCGGTTTCCAGTCATAGGTATATTCGCTCATAGCGGAAATTACCGCATTATATTTTTCATCTTGTTCCATTTTAAAACCAATCCTCTAATTTTGTCTGTAATTTTCCTGTTCTTATACTTGATAAATCCCAATTCATCGCTCGATAAATCGGCTCGGCCTTTTTCAAGACCTGTTCTGCGTAGTGTTCCCAATCCGGTTCATAATTATCAAAGTCTTCATAGGTAGTGCCGGACATATATTCCACCACCTTTTCTTCCTTAGTTAATGGGTTTATGAATGTATCGTCATGCTTAACTTTCATAAATAAATATGAATCATCAAACTCCATGTTATGTTTTTGTTTAGCATAAAGAACACCCGCAATACCAGAACCTACACTTGGTCTTTTATTTTGTAATGTAACAAATTGACTTGTATCTGTTCCACACTTCAAACACCATTTAATATCTAAACATTCATGTAATCCATACTTGGAATTACATTCATTACACTTTACTGTAAATCTGTCGCTTTTTAACCTACTTCTTTTGATTAGAGCAGATACAGGTATTTCTCCTCTTAATACAGAAGTATATAAGTTGAATAACCTAATGTTTATCTTTCCCAACGGTTCTTGATTCACCCATTGTTTAAGTGCGCTTGTTTGAATCTCTTTGGCAAAGGGGGTTTCACTTACCCTTTTGGCTGTAAAGCCAGTCATTGTAAACTTAGGTTCTTTCAACCATTCTCCATCATCCCAAGTAATCATACCCGCATTTCTATTCTTTGTTGTTCCAACACCTAATGCGGAATAATACTTCTCAAACTCCAATACAACAGGGTGCTGTTCAAGACCCATTACATTAGGAAAGTGTTCTCTTACTGATGCTTCAATCTCTTTAATAGATTCTTGCGCTTCTTCAACTGAATCTATTTGAACATAAATTGAATCAGTATGTCCATATACTACCTTCATATATAATCATCCCAAAAACTTTTTGGTTTATTATAAGGATTTTTACCCATAGCCGCTTCGTGTCGTCTTATATCGTCTTCGTGCATAGCACAATTTATTCCGAAACGCATTTCCCAATTGCTTCTTTTGTGTTCTCTAATAACCTCTTGTATTAGAAATAAGATTTTTTGCATAACTTTTTTCATTTAATCACCCCAAATAATAAGAGAACTTAGCCGCAGGTGCGTCATGTTGTTCTTGTAGTTCTTGAATTGCCTTATACATCTTGATAAGTTCTTTATTATCCTTATACAAGTCAGCCAATTCTTCTTCAATCATCTTAATTTTCTTTTTCATTTCTTTTAATTCGTTCATATTACCACCGTAATTATTGTTATAATGGTTGCTATGTTCACGATATTTACCATCATCAATATCTTATTACTTCTTGCTATCATAGCCAGCAATTCTTCTAATAACTGATTAGTCCTGTCCATCATCATTATTAACACCTTGTTCAATTTCAGTAATAATAGCATTACGCTTCAAGTTATTCATCATTTGAAATATTTCTTTTACTTCTTGTAAAGTAATATCCCAAGTCTCTTCTGTATCATACGATACTTTAACAGTTACATATTTAATTTTCATCTTTTTTCCTCCAGTATAGATTAACCTTTCCTCTTTTTTCTTTCCTGCATATTTGGGTAAGATACATACCAACAGAATAACTATTAGTAATGTAATGACTATTAGTTTTTCTCGCATCTAATACAGCATAATATATATCCTTTGAAGTAAAAGGTTCAGGGTAATCTTTAATTGCTTCTCTAATCCATTTTTTCATAAAAGTATTTATCTTTGACATATCATTTCCTCCGGTATGTTGAAGTTTTCACCCAATAAGCATGTCTTTTACAATACGATGCTATTTGGGTATTGCTCCCAATCATTTTACTTAGGCCTTTCTTAGCAATTATTTTATCTCTTACTTCATCCACAGTAAAAGGCGAAGTAAGTTCTTTTATTGCTTCTACTACCCATTTTTCTATTAGTTTCATTTATTCATCTCCTTTTTATAAAAATCTTCAATCTCCTTCCAAGCCTCATATAGTGGTTCAAAAGGCCCCATTTTGATTTCTTCAAGTTTCTTCTTTTTCAGTTTGTGAGCATTTAACACATTCTTCTTGAAGGCTTCCTGTGCTTTTGGTGTCATTCTCGTCAAATGGTAGCCCTCACATAGTTCGCAATAATAGTAACTAAGTTTAACACCATCTTTCTTTTCTTTTAGCATATATTGATGAGCAACCGTAGCATTAGGATATATTATCTTTCCACATCTCATACTTTCATCTCCTTTGCTTTGAATGCCGCTAATCTAATTGCTTCTCTTGCACTTGCAGTAATGCTTGCGGCTAAATTAACATCAGCCCAACCAAACCCTTGAAATGCAACAATGCCATAAAAAGATGCCATTAATCGCTTTACAGCCATTTGATTGTTATTCCACTTAACTACTTCCGAATCGTTTCCGGCTT